ATGAAAAAACTACTCCACGCAATCTACCGCCGCGTAGTATGCCAGTCCACGCCGGTAACCGATTTAGCCACCGGCCGCAAAGAAATAGCCACGTACACCGAGGTACTGGGCTTCATTACTAAAGTAACTTATAAACCCGCATAAATGAAAACTGATTTATTACACATATGGTTTAGCCATTTTCGGTATCGTCAAGCTCCTTTAGTCTGGTCGAAACAAACATTAAAAAATCAAGCTGATGGCTAACGGAAATCGGGCTGAAGGTCATATTGTCAATGTTTGAAAATACGTCTTCCATTCCTTCCTTCAATCGCTCATAATAGTTGCGGTGGATAGTCCTCCAGGTTTTTTCAGGCAAAGTCTCCGAATACATGCTCAAAACCATGTTGGTAAGTAGCTTCAAATGAACTGTATTCATTGTCTCCTGAAGTAATAACTGATCCGCTACCGCTTTAAGGTCTTCAATGTCTTTTTTCATAACTATATTTTTTGTTAGCACACCAAATATAGCAAATCCCGCCACGGCTTTGCCCGGTTTCGACACCGGGGCGGGAACAATTTACAAATGACGTACTACAATAACATATTAGCCTGCACGGCGGAAGAACTCCTGACGATCTGCACCAAAAGTAACTACGATAAGTTGGTACAACGTGGCAAGATCACCCGCCTGCGCCGTGCCTGCAAGGGAACGCCTGCTCTAATTGAGTTCAGTTCCCTGCCGGCAGATTACCGCGATGCGCTGATAAAGAAGTACGGAGACCCGAACGAAGCCGCCAAATGGCAAAGCGTGGCTGATGCGGTTCAGGCCGACATGGAAGCTATTAAGTATTATGCCGATTTCCGCCTGCGCGACGGCAACGAACTGCCGAAGAAAAACCAGAAGCTGTACAGCAACGAAGCCAGCATTTTAAACGCCTTTGAAGCACTGATGAAAAAGACCTTAAAATATCAAAGTTCCGGCGCCACCCTGAAGGGGTTCTGGAGCATGTGCGGCAGCGCGCTGGAAGGCCTGCAACTGGAATGGCCCCACAAATTGCCGAAAACAGAAAAACGCCTTCGCGAAAAGTACGAACTGTACAAAGAGCAGGGTTACCGGGCACTGATCTCTAATAAGTTCGGCAACCAAAATACCCGCATAGTAAACGAGCATCTGGAAAGCCTGCTGTTAAATATCTACATGCAGACATGGAAACCAAATTATAAAAAAGTACACGCCGGATATATGGAATTTCTGCACGGTAAAAAAGGTATCGTAAACAAAGAGACCGGCGAGATCTACGACCGCAATAATTATGAACCTATTTCCGAAAGCACTGTGCGCAACTATATGACAAAATGGAGCAACGCCGTAGGCACGCACAAAAAGCGCAGCGGCAGCCGCATCGGTTACAACAGCAAATACCGCTCTTACGCAGATACGGTAACCGATTACGCCGGCACTATCATCAGTATGGATGATCGCGACCTGCCGTGGAAAATGCACAACGGCAAACGGCCGGTGGCTTACCTGACACTGGACGTAGGTTCTAAATGTTTTATTGGCTGGGCGTTCGCGAAACCAAAACTGCGCGAAGACGACAACGTAAACGGAAAAGGCATGCGCCTCGTCATGGATTGCTTCCGTAACACCTTCGATCAGCTGGAGTATTACGGTGTAAACATGCCGGCCGAGGTGGAAGTGGAAAACCATCTGATGAGTACACTGAAGGAAACCACGCTGAAAGAGGGCAACCTTTTCCGATTCGTGCGGTTTGCCGGAGCCGAGAACCCTCAGGAAAAAGAAATTGAGCGCGCCTTCCGCGTACTGCGTTATGAATTTGATAAGCGGCAAAATAACGGTGCCGGTTGGCAGCCCCGCCCCTTCGCAAAAGATGAATCAAATCAGAAGGGTTTGCGTGATGATATAAAATACACTTTTGAAGAAATCTGCGAAATGGCGGAAAACAGCATTAACGAATTTAATAACTCGCTGCACCCGGATCAGAAAAAATACGAAGGTATGAGCCGTCTGGATGTTTTCCTCGCTAATCAGCACCCACAGCTGCTGCCGATCAACTGGCGCGATGTGAGCCGATGGGTAGGACACAGCGTAACCACCAGCGTCAACCGCGGGCAGGTGATCGCCAACAACCAGCGTTTCCTGCTGGAAGACAGCTCGATGATGGACAGAACCGGACAGGGCCGCGAACTTAAAGCCTACTGGTTTAATCATAACCAAAACCGCAATGCCATCTACCTGTACGACGGTGAAGAATATATCTGCGAGGCGCGCACCAAACCACGCTTCCACAAAGGACGCCTGGAGCAGACCGCCGAGGATTTCCGCCAGATGCGCGAAATGCAGGCTTACACCGCCAGCATTGACAGCCAGGCGAAAGAAACCATCAGCAAACTGGAGCCGGTCACCTTTATAGATATTGAGGCGGTAGAAAAAGCGGCTGAGCGTTCGCGCTCCGTGCAGATCGTGGAAAACAGCGATGAAGAATTTGATTACAAAACCGCCTGCCGCAATACCGGCAGCGGCACACATAACTTACTAAACGCACTTTAAGAATATGGTAACAACAGATTACAAAAACCGAGTACTGGCCGCAATGGAGGCCGCCCGGGACAACTTTATGAACTCCGATACAGCCTTTGCGAAGTCCTTAGGTATTAACAGCTCCGTGTACAGCCGCATTAAAGGCGGGCAAACCGAAGGCATGCTCAGCGATGCCAAATGGCTGCAGATCGGGCGCATGCTCGACGTGAAAGTATTCGATAAAAAGTGGATCACCGCCCGCACAGAAGTATATGCAAAGATAGAAAGCGACCTGCAAAATTGCCAGCAGCACAGCACATCACTCGTACTGGTGGATGAGTGCGGAATCGGCAAAACGTACTGCGCAAAGCAGATAGCCCGCCAGCTGAAAAATGCCTTCTACATTGACTGCAGCCAGGCAAAGACAAAGCAGCAGTTCGTGCGCACCCTCGCCCGCGCGGTAGGCGTGGACAGTACCGGCCGGTATGTAGATGTAAAAAAGGATTTGAAATACACCCTTGCCTATCTGGAGCGCGCCCTGGTGATTCTGGACGAAGCCGGCGACCTGGACTACACTGCTTTTCTGGAGCTGAAGGAACTGTGGAACGCTACCGAAGGAACTACCGGCTGGTACATGATGGGGGCGGATGGGCTGCGTGCTAAGATCCAGCGCGGCATCAGTAATAAGAAAGTGGGTTACCGCGAAATCTTCGACCGCTTTAATAACAAGTTTATGAAAGCCGTACCCAGCGGAACCGCCAGCAAGGAAGAGTTTTATGCCATTATGATTGCCGATGTGCTGGCAGCCAACCTGCCGGAAGATGAACACCACCAGATCAATGAGCTGGTAAAAAAGATCATGGGCACAGACAGCAGCGAGCTGGGCGGCCTGCGCCGTGCGGAAACATTTGTTAACCTGATAAAAAACCAACATGCAGAGAGCACTCACGCCGGGTAACATTAAAAATAAGCGCCGGAAAATCTACGATTTTGAAGGTGACTGGCTGGAAGCTTTCGGGCGGATCGAGCAGGGCGCGCGCATCCTGATTTGGGGAGAATCCGGCAACGGAAAAACGCGGTTTATGCTCCAGCTGGCGAAATACCTGATGAACTTCGGCCGCGTGGCTTATAACAGTTTGGAGCTGGGCGACTCGCAGGCACTGAACATTGCGCTGCAGGAAGTAGGGATTGAAAAGGGACTGCTGATCTACAACCGCGAAACGGTGGAAATGATGGAAACGCGGCTGAAAAAGCACAAAAGCCCGGATATCCTGCTGATTGACAGCCTTCAGTATTTCAGGGATGACAACGGGCGCGGGATGACCTACGGGCGTTACATAGACTTTACCGGACAGTTTCCCAACAAGACGATCATCTTCATTAGCCACGGCGAAGGAAAGCATCCCGCCGGGCGGGTGGCCAAGTCGGTAAAGTTTGATACTGACTGTAAGGTCTTCGTTAAAGGCTTTCGCGCCTTCGTCACCAGCCGTTACGGTGGTGGTGAACCTTTAACCATATGGGAGCAGGGTGCACGCGAGTACTGGAATGAATTTGAAACCAAATAATATGAATGAAATAACCAACTACGCGCACATGATCCTCCGCCTGGACAGTATCTACAACCTGCTGCACTGGACCGAGCGCATCCGCCTACACCTGGCGATCAACGGGCGGCTGGAACTGGAGCCCACGCCGATGATGATCGCGCTCCACGGGTACATCATCCGCACAGCTTGGATTCCGCCGGAGATGCGCTACCTGAAAGATAACGACGGCCTGTTCTGCCACCACCGCGGACAGTGGATCCCGGCAGAAGAATACAAAGAATTAAACCCAATTAAATATAATGACTGATGGAAAAGACAATTAAAATAACATTTACAGAAAAGGGTAAAAATATATCCACATCCTCTACCATGGATCGAGATTTATCGGTGTACTCTGCTATTTCAGCGATGGAAGCTCTCATTGAGGGACTTAAAAACAAATTAGGAGAGTACATGCACGAAAATATGATCACACCGGAAAGCGATGGCTTTGCGGAGCGGATAAAGGATATTTCAATCAACGACCTCGCATCATGACAGACTTTAACGAAATGTTCCCGCCCGATGAGGAGGAACTGGAGGAGATCATCGCCGGCCTGAAAGAAAAAATGAACGACGCCGAGAGCCAACTGGAGTATGACGAGTATAAGCTGCAGCTCCAGCAGCGCGAAAAGCAGTTACAACAATTAATTATAACCAATAATACGCTATGACAGCAATCAACCTAAAAGAACTAAGCGCAGACCAGCGACGGGAACTCATGAAAGAGGCCGCCGAGCTGGAGAAGCAGGAAAAGCAGAAACGCGCAAACAATGTGGAAGCCTTCAAAAAGCTTTCTGAGGAGTTTGTAAACGAACACATCGATCCGCTGGTCCACCACCACGAAATTACCGAGGCACTGATCGAAAAGCTTTGGAGAGGATATGAGAGCATCCGCGACCTGAAGGCGGATATCTATGGAACCCGCGTCAATGAGCAGGACAGCCACACCAGTACCACTGAAGACGGCAGCGCCAGCATTACCATCGGCTGGAACGTAACGATCGGGTTCGACGGTACCGAGAGCGCAGGCGTGGAAAAGATAAAAGACTTTATCGCTTCCCTTTCCACCGAAGATAGCAACAACAAAAAACTGTCTGCAGCCGTAAACACTTTTCTAAAGCCCAACGCCAAAACCGGCATGCTGAACCCCTCCAAGATTATTGAGCTCAGCAAACTAAAGAATGAGTTTAACGATCCGCGCTTTGATGACGGTCTGGAAATCATTTTTAACGCCCAGCAGCGCCGCCAGAACAGCATGTATGTAAGCGGCTGGAAGGTAGTTCAGGTGGACGGCCTGCCGAAGAAGCTGGAATTTAGATTTACGGTGTAATGGAATGGGCAAAGTTAATCAGCGAGCTGTATATCGCGCTGCTGCTCATATTCGCGCTTGCATTCGTCTTTTTCCGGTTCTGCAAGCCAAAAGGATAACAGCTTATAAAAAGCCGATATAAGCCCCGGAACTTATATCGCAATGATGCCACCACGGTGGCTGGGCCTCCGCCTCGAAGTGGTAGCATGTGGGTTCGACTCCCACCGGAGGTGCAAAAGATAAAATCAATGTTTACAGACGTATCTGTTCTATTTACACAAGATAATAGCATCTATCATAAATTTAATGCCGACTGCTGGGATATCAGTAGAGATGCAAGAAATTACGATGGCAAAAATCCTGTGGTGGCACACCCGCCCTGCAGAGCGTGGGGTCAGCTTTCACACATGGCCAAACCCCGGCCTGACGAAAAGGAGTTGGCACTCTTTGCAATTGACCAGGTCAGAAGAGTCGGAGGTGTGCTGGAGCATCCGGCCGCGTCAAAACTTTGGCCGCAGTATCTGCCATTGCCGGGAACTAAAGACAATTGGGGGGGGTACTCAATCTGTATTGATCAATTCTGGTTCGGGCACCGGTGCAAAAAGAAAACACTGCTCTATATAGTTGGTGTGGCAGAAAGACATCTTCCCGACATACCAATAAGATATGATGCCATCACGCATATAATAGGTACCAGCGGTCGGCGGAAAGACGGAAAACGGGCATCCAGTAGAAAAGAAGTCAGCAAAAAGGAAAGAGAGGCTACGCCGGAGCAATTGGCGCAATGGTTACTTGAAACGGCCAGATTAACACGAATAAACAAATAAACAGCTTAACAACTTAACATAAACCCAACTGATATGAATGTAAGAAGCAATTTAGAAAAACTCTTCGAGGGCAAAACGCCCTTCGAGACAGCAATGGTCGTTTCCGGCTTTACCGGCTTCCGATGTACACGCCTGGAAGAACTAACCGAAGATGAAGCCGCCGCACTCTGGCAGCAATACGCACCCAAAGTGCAGGATCCGGCCGAAGTACTGCGCGCCGTGGCCGATGAGCTGGAGCGCCGCGACCTTAAAAGCAACATCCTGGCGCTGGCCGAACGGACCGGCATTAAAGAGCCGAAAAGCTGGGACCGGTTCAACGGCTGGATGCTGAACCGCAGCAGGTTTAAAAAACACCTGAATGCGCACAACCTGGAGGAACTGAAAGACCTGTATAAGCAGCTGCGCGGCGTGGAGCAAAACAACGCCCTGAGCGCAGCAAAGCCGCTTAACAAAGCGTGGTGGAATAAAGGGAATGAACTTAAAAACTGGAACTGAGATGGAAAAGACGAAAGAAAAAAGAGAAAAGACAAAAGACGACTTATCGCTTACGGCGGAGGGTCTTATTAGTTTAGGATTTACAAGGTACGAGGCGGAAGATGAGGTGGAGTTTAAGCAAACAGGGTGCTACCCGGTATATTATGAAAAGGAATTCCCGCTGCTTAATCGAAATATTTGCGCCAGCAGGAATTTGCAGGGACAGTGGGAAATCATTGTGAGTACAAACGCTGGCGATATAATGTATCACGTAGAAGATCGGGCCTTAATTAACTTAACAGAGGAATTTAGCTGCAGGGTGGATATGTTTTCAGAAAGTTTTAAATATTTAGAAAGATTTGAGAATAAATTAAAGATTATCAAGAAATGAGCACCACAGTACCCCCCGCCGACCCCGCCGAGATCCTCACCTACCTGAACCAGATCACCGGCCGCCGCTTCCGCCCGATAAAAACAAATTTAAACGGCATTGCAAGGGTCATGAAAGAAGGTTTCACGGAGCAGGAAATACACGAGGTGATCCAGGTGAAAACGCTCGAATGGAAAAACAACCCGGAAATGAGCGTGCACCTGAACCCGATCACCCTCTTCCGGCCCCGCAATTTTGAAAAGTATATTAACCAGGTGATTGCCATTAAAGAAAATCCTACCCTTTATGCCAAATACTTCGCGAAACTTAATAAAGCAACCGGACGCAGCGCCGCCGACGACGCTGATGCAATTAACGACCTGTACGGCTAAGCAGTTTAACAATCAACTGGCGAAGCTGGAGCAAAGCCTCACCATCCGCCGCAGTCTGGAGGAATGCCCGCTGCTGGCGGTGCAGGGCGAAAAGAAAGACGTGGTGCGCGAGATCATCCGGGTCATTGAGTTTTTCCTGCTCGTCACCGGCAAGGAAATGGAGCCCTTCCAGATCACCATCCTGGCGGGCGACCTGTACGACCGTTTCCGCACCGACACGCTGGAAGATGTGATCCTGATGCTGAAGCTGGCCAGAACCGGCGAATTTGGCAAAGTGTACAGCTTTAACAGTATGACGGTAATGGATTGGGCGCAGCTGTACCTGGAGCGCAAATCCGAGGAGCGCGAAAAACTGGTGCGCGCACCGCGAAAGGTAAAGGAACTACCGGAACCGGGATTGAAAAGCTTTAGCGAGCTGCCGCCGGAACTACAGGAAAAGTTTAACAACCTAAATAAAGAAAAAAGCGGTTTTAAGCTTATCCCCGACAAAGCGCGCGAGGCGCTGACCAACGAGAAATTTTTGAGAAACTTAGAGAAGAGCAAAGATGAAAGATAAAAGATTAAAGATTTACATTGCCGGCAAAGTGAGCGGCGAGGACATGGCTGCCTGCACCATGAAGTTTGGGCAAGCGCAAAAGGAAATAGAAAAGCAGGGCTTTGAGGCGCTGAACCCGCTGGAGATCGTGGGGACATGGCACGTCACCTGGGAAGCCGCCATGCGCAAGTGCATTACAGCAATGATGGATGCAGATGCAGTACTTTTCCTGCCCTGCTGGACGGAGAGTAAGGGTGCAATTATAGAGAACCGCATCGCGGCGGACCTGAACATGATTACATTGACCGGAACACGCGGCCTGAAAGAACGGCTGACAAAACAATATAATCTGAAAGTATGAAGACTGTACGCTTCCGCGTTGGGCGCACATTTTACCGCATAGAGCTGCCGACTCAGGCAGATGCCGCACACGAGATCCGGGAAACCGGTTTTACCAACTTTACAATTTTAAAATTATGCTAAAATTATATGGGCACTGGTTCTCTCACGACGAGATTGCTGAGGCGCTGAAGAAAAAAGGCTATACGGTGGTGACGCTCGAAGTGAGCACCCACCCTCGGGATTATCCCCTGTATAAAACTTACGCCTTTAAAGACAAAGAAAAACCCGATATCACCGATACCTTGCAAAGCGCAGCACTAAAGGAGTTTCATAAAAAGCCGGCGCTGGTGTAAAAAAGCAGCTAAAAAGTTATCAATTTAAAATAATTATGTATGTTTGTCGTGTCAAACCATTTTGGAGAAATCCAAAATAAAATTTTCAACGATAAGAGTTCACCTACGGTGACAGAATCCGAAAGGGCTGTGATTCCATTCCAAAATGGTTTGACGCACCTACGGGTGAACTCGCATACATTTAAACGTCAAATAAAATGAATGTACTAAATCAAAGTCTTGGCGAGACTGTAAACGCGCTCGAAGTTTTCACTTTCAACTATTCTGAGAGTAAAAACCCTGTAAGGACTTTGCTGGTAGATGGCGAAGTCTTTTTTGTTGGTTCGGATGTCGCTAAAACACTGGGCTACAAGGAACCACACAAGGCGATTACGCGGCATTGCAGGTACGGGATGAAACGCACCATACCCCATCCACAGAATCCGGATAAATCTTTGCAGGTACTCACAATACCTGAAGGTGATGTTTTTCGGCTAATTATTAGTTCGGAGCTGCCAAGCGCACAAGCGTTTGAAAGTTGGGTAATGGATGAGTTACTACCAACGCTTCGCAAAAAGGGCTATTATGTAATGCAGGCCGCAAAAAAGCAGGTGTATATAGATTTCCGCCATAACCTTCACCATCGGCGCGAGTTTCTGGGCAAAGTCGTGCGGTTTGTGGAGTATGAAAACGATGAATGGTTTTCCATTAACGATTTGCATCAGGCAATCGGGAGTACCACTAAAAGCGGCCAGACGGCGAAAGTGCTCAACCTGCATAAAGTATTGGCGCAAAAATTTTGGCTGGCCGGTAATACGCACCCTGCGTGGTTCTGCAATCACCACGGCGCACAGCTAATATTGAATGGTTCCAAAAAAGCTAAAGAAAGTATGCGTATTAACTTTAAAATTAATGCCTAATGGAAAAGGTTATCAAAGAAAGGATGGAGCGCTTTTTCCAGCATCAGATCTGCACAGATGAGTTTGCACGACACCTGCGCCGCATGGATGACCAGATGATCAATATCATCCTGCGCCTGGAAGATGACCAGTACGATAAGAAGTGGATAGAAGACGGACATTACTACCTCACCCGCTTCTGCGAAGTTCTGGATCCCGTACTGGAAGACCCGCAGGCTACGGAGGACGCTTTATAAAATCTCTCACATCTTTGAGCCGGTGAAAGTCCGGCTTTTTATTTTATCTTTAAACCCTAAAAATTATATGTTATGAAAAGAATTTTATTATTATTTGTTTTTTTGCCGGCATTTGCGTTTTCTCAAACTCTCGTGAAAGATCCTGTTACTACAAACTACAAAATAGATACGGTTATTAACGCTGATTTAAAAAAAGAAGCACTGTATAGCAATTCGCTTCGCTGGATTAGCTCAAACTTTAAGGACTCCCGTAACGTAATTGAATCAAAGGATGTCGAAACTGGCGAGGTTACTTTTAAAGGCCACATGAGCGGATATGCAGAAGTTTTAGTGAAGAAAAAAGTTACTTTCCCTCCAGTTGATCTTCATTTTACAGGTAAAGTAATCACAAAGGATGGTAAGTACAGGTTGATAATGTCTGACCTATTTTTCACATATATTACACCTACGCTTAAAACAGGTCTTCGCCCATCTGATAAAACATTAATACCGGATGATCCCTACAATAAACAGGCGTTGAAAATGCTTGGTTTTTTAACAGAAAATCTCATTTATTCTATGGCACAAAGTTCAGATCAGGACTTTTAAATCATAAAATAAACTACAAACCCCGGCTTTTTTCAGCCGGGGTTTTTATTTATCTTGCAACCATGATACGCACTCCGGGCCGCAGCCGCGAACGCATTTTAGCAAGAAACAGCAAACTGGCTGCACGCTATTATTTTTACAGCACCATTGCCGGGCTGAAGCTTTCCCGCTGTCTGGAAATACTGCAGGCTGAGTTCGATCTAAGCGAGTCGCGCATCTGCGATTTAATTGGCGATATTTCAGACCAGATCAAAGCGCACGAGCGCAGCGGCACCACAGTTCCGGAACTCCGCGACCTGTTCCCTTTTCTGGTCTGGTCGTATAAGGTTTAAGCCAGATCCTCGCGCCACGAAGTACTAAACGTGCGCTCCACCGTTTTTAATCCTTTCCGCAGCAGTTGCTCCACCGCGCCGGTCTGGGAAAACGCCTCAAATATTTCATCTTCATAACCCTGCAGCTTGCGGTATATCTTTTCGCTTATATCCAGATATGCCAGCGCCTGCTCGCGCCGCACGGCCGGTGCCAGGCTGTTCGTTTCGCCCGCCATTTTGCACACCAGCAGCAGCGTAAACTGCGCCGTGTGGAGTTGGTAAAGATCATCAATGTTTTCAGACGTTTGCCGCATGCCCACCAGCACAGCCGGATAAGCCAGCGGCGGCTGTTCCTCCTGCAGCTGTCCATACTGCAGGTCAATGTGCCGGATTTCGGGAATGGTTTCCAGCAGTTCGAGAATTTTCAGGTATAAAGTTTTCATTTTGAGTAATTGGGTGTTTGAGTGATTGAGTTGTTCAGGAGCGTATGGCTTATTGCTTATGGCTTACAGCCCACGCATTGCCCGGCGGATTTCGGCTACGCACACACGGCGGATCCGTGCCTTCAGGTGCGGGCTGTCTTTCTGGCCACCAATAAACTGCCGCTGCGGGATGTTTTGGTTAATGGTCCGTGTGAAGGCGGAAACCTTTGTTTTCCCGCCTTTCTTATTGCGTCGCAGGTGCTCGTTTACCTGCTGCGTTACTTTGCCGCGAAAGCCCTCGTTATGCACGCGTGCATACGGCACATCGGGACCACCGGCACCAATGAAAACCCGGTCCTGCTGGATGCGCGTCACCCGGATGCTGCGGCGGAGTTTGCCGGATCCTTTACCTACCAGCAGTGCGCGGTCCGTCTCATCGCGCTTGCCCCACTTGGTCGGGTTCTTGCGCTTCGGCCACACATCCTGCGAGTAGCCGCTCCAGGCTTCCTGCCGGAAACTGTCCAGCGAGAAGTTCACCGCCTCCTCACCCACAATAGCGGGCAAGGTGCGGATCGTAGCCGCCAGGCGGTTCTGGAGTTTAGCGAAGGCATCTTCGGCTTTGCCCATAATTGTTTGGTATTAGGATTGTTTGTATATTTGTCATTCATAACCGCGCTGAGTGTGACTAATGGGAGCTAAATCCCAGGTGTAGCTGCAGCGCGGTTTCTTTATTTTATAGCCTGAACGATACTGTAAAATTGTTTTTCTCCAGTGTCCCTAATTTCCCTGAGTACAATGTACATTTTCTCAATTCCGCGAACTTGGTAATAATGGTAATTAAAGTTTCTGCCTTTATGATCAGCCGCTGATTTAATATAAGTTGCTTGCTTTAAAACCTCATCCAGTTTAAGGCCCAGCAGATTTTTACTTATAATATCATCGTGCGACTGATTGAGAAAGTGTTTTATTCCTTTTTTGCTAACCGTTATTTTTTCGCCTGAGCTGCTGTATAGCGTTTTACCGATGTAATTTTGCTCTGCATGTGCCATAACCACGCTGCGGGATGCCTTTACTGTAACAATTTTCGGCGTATTCGAGATATATTTATTTTCGTCCGTGAAAATCTCACCGGTCACGCCGGCATTATTTTTCCAGTCATCCGGGATTTCCACGCTTTCCCACGCGCTGGTATTGGTTGGTACGCCACGTCGCAGCCTGCGCACCGTCGTACGGCAGTTAAAGTGGTTCGGCGGGAAAAAGTAAGCCAGGCGCGGATCATCTACCGTACAGATCACGCCATCCAGCGGCGCGCAGATATCCGACGTGCGGCCATCGCGCACTACATCAAACTGGGCGTAAGGGAAAATATGCTTATCGCGCTGGATCTCCTGCCAAAGCCGCGACATTTGTGCGCCGGCCACGGCTGTATCGTATTCCGTTTTCAGATACCGGTTACTGGCACCTACCACAAACATCGCTTCGCGTTTAAACTCATTCCAAGGCCGTAGGCTGCCATCGGGCCGCACCAGTAAATTGCTGAGGCGCACACAGTCGTTATAATTTTTTGCTACGGCAAACTTCCAGGTGTTGCGTTTCAAATATTCGCGCATGGCATAATCTGGACTGTCGTAATCCACCTCGCCAAAGCCTTCATCTACGCCCTGTGCCAGTTTGGTACCGGTCGCTTTGATGACCGATTTACTTACCGGTTCGCCGCCGCCTTTCTCTTTGTAGATATCGCGAATGGCTTCCGTCCATTCCGCGGCCAGCAGATCGGCCCAATCAGGTTCGTTTGCACTCAGCTGTGCATGGTGATCGCAACAGCCGTAATAATCGTGCTCAAGCTGATTCCAGTCCAGCTCCTCGCGTAGCGTAAGTTCTACCGAGGAGCGTGGGCGAAAAAATCCTTTAGCTTCTCAAAAAATGAAAGTTCACGGGCGGTTAGCTTTTGCGCTTTCGGCTTTTCATTTTCGTCTTTTTCCCGGCTTTCTTCCTCCTCTTCCGTAAGATCATCTAATCCTTTTTTAACGGCGGCCGCGCGTTCGGTCGCTTTCTTGCCTTTCGGCAGGCCGAATTCTTCGTAGAAATAGTCATCATCCACCCCTTCAGCGGTGGCACTATCCACAGCCAGCGCGATGTCCAGCTTTTCCTGTGGCGTGGCTTTTTCCTTTTCCACAAAATTAAACCAGCCGTTTTGCACCGGATAGCCGCGTTTTTCCAAAAGCGGCAACAGCATGCGGTTCAGCACGCGCTGCACGTAGCGGCGGTCAGCTTTGTTCAGGTCGTTCTCCACTTCCAGGTGAACCTTGCCCTGCGCAAGGCTGGAACCGTCCATTGTGGTCATGGTTTGGGAAACAATGCCGATCAGGATTTGCTGATCGCACCATTTCAGGAAGCCCTCGTGTACCGGTGTGCCTTTGCTGCCTGCCTCGCCGATTACCTTAATATCGCCTTTGTTACTCATCGTTACCGAACCGCCGGCACCGCGTTTGCGGAAAGCATTTTCCATTTCCTCGCGGCCACCTTCGTCTTCGGGGTCATAGAGACCGGCAAGGATTGGAATACCAAAGAGTTCGCAGAACTGCGCATAATCGGACCCACCGTTTCGTTTAAAAATTGCATAGGGCGCGACGCGCATCAGTGTGCCCAGATCGTCATCTTTGCCCAGGTTCAGCAGGAAAGGGTTATCTTCATACGGAATACCGTCCTGGTCGGAAAGGCTTCGCAGGATTTGTTTCTTCTGCGTTTGCAGGTGGCCGCGCGGCACTGAAAATAGTTTGAAACCATCTTTAAACGACAGTTCAATGACGGTTTTGCCCATCAGTTTGGTGAGCATTATTTCTGTCAGCAGGTCTTCGAATTCCGGCGTGTCGATAAAATCGGCCATCACGTCGATCTCTTTGCCGTCGCTCAGGAACTTCAGATCGAAGTTGGTCACCGCGCGGATACGCTTATCGATCGCATCGGCTAAGACAGGATCCATCTGGATCAGATTGCTGAACAAATTAATAAGCAGTGCTCGGTTGCCACGATCCGCCGCACGCACGGCGTTGGTGCACGTGCTGATATCAATCGTTTCCCGCCGGATCGGGTTTACTACCAGCACCTGCGATATTTTCAGACCGTTGTTTTTCGGGCGGCTTTCTTTCGCCTGCGCGGCGAGTGTTTGAAAGCCTATATGTTTTTGATCTTCCATTAGAAATAATTTTCACGTTTAGGATTGGAATGCATGGTGAAACTGGTGCCGGCACCGTCGAGCGGCGGCAGTTTCGGGAAGTTGGCGGGCATGCCTTTGTACACCGCCGTCAACCAGTTCACGGCTTCCTGGTACCGGAACTTCTTGTCTTCATAATCGATGGAAGGATTCGCCAGGCCTACCAGTTCCCACAGAGCAATGTCTTTAATAAACTTGAGTAAAAGCGGCGAACGGTCCGCGCCGGTTTTGTCAAAAATCTGGGCGGTAACATAATGGCGGCTTAGTTTGCTTTCGGCGTATTCAATCGCCATATCGATACACGCCAGGGCGATGGTCTCATCGCCGCGGATGATGGCCTGTATTTCCTCTTCGTAGGCGTGGGTACTGAGTTCTTCGGGGGTTAGGTACATGGTTGGAGTTTTTGAGTGGTTGAGTTGTTGAGTTTGTTTATACGCGCCCTTCCAGCTTCAAAATATTCTTCGTCAATTTCCGTAGCAATCCCTTTAAAAATCTTATCAGGATTTTGTTCCTGAAGATTAATAACAGCTTCCATCGTGCTCATGGAACCCGCAAAGAAATCAGCAACCGTTATTTCTTCTTTCCCTTTTGGCAGCACAAGATTTAAAAGCCTTTCCAGCAAACGGACTGGCTTTTGTGTAGGGTGAATCGCTGAATAATGGTCGCGAATCTGTTTAATTATTGATTTTTCATTCATCCCTACCTCAAAGCTGTTTAATACTTTAACACAGCGATCACGATCACCTGCGGAATGAATATCCGTTGTTACACCGCTTTTGGCAAAAGCTTCTGATTTATAAAAATCTGCCTTTATAATAGATTTTTCATTCAATCCATTATTTAAACAATCCATTACGGCGGCGGATCTATCCTTATTAAAAAGTTTAGAGGGCTGTACTGAAACATTGGTACCCTGAACTCTTTCACTGCTATTTATGTGGACATTATTCTCTAAAAATCTTTGCACCGCTTCCAAAGATTTAGGGTTTTTCAGAATTGAACGTATGCGTTTCACGTCCGCAATAACCGCCGCAACATCGTGCGATTTCATCTCCATGTATGGAACTTTCACTTTGTTGATAGTTCCTTTTGCTTTAGTAAAAATCGCGATGGTTTCGTGAACCCGCGAAAGATTCATCAGCGGACTTGTACAGTGTGATTTATTCCAAACGATTTCTTCCTTAAAGACAAAACCTAAATCTGCGAGCATTGTATTCCAGCGGTAGAAACTTTCACCACGCCCAAACATTACGATAAAACCGTTTTTCGTTAAAAGCCGTTTGCATTCAGAAAAGAATTTATGCTCATCAAATACCCTTTCGAGCTTTTGATTTTTAAGGTACAGATATGGCGGATCGATACAGATAATGTCTATGCTCTCGTCTGGAAGGGTGGACATTATTTTGAGGTTGTCGGTGTGGTGGAGGTGAATGTTTTTCATTTTTAATATCTTCTGTTATTGTTAGGCAGGCTATATGTTTTCGGCGGTGCGCTGTTCTGCGCGTTACGGATGATGTAGTTGATTTTCCAGACGGCACCTTCCACCGCATCTGGGCCGTCGTCATTGGCTTTAGACTTGGGTGAGAGTGCCAGGAACTGAAAGGCCATGTTTTCCATGTAGGGCTTTTTCTCCAGCTTCTCGTTGAAGATGAGTTTGCCCGCACGGTTCAGTGGCTCCAGGAGCGACTCAATACGGTAGAATTTATCCGACTTGGTTCGATCATCGGCCTTCAGCGATAAGGTGACGCCGTGGCGGCGGTTGGCCAGTTTGATCTCGTCTTTCAGGGTCTCGTCGATCCACGGCCACTCGATGAAGAAATACACCGCTGTTTTACTTCCCACGAGGTCGAGAATTTCAAACTGCCAGTCGAGCATTTGCGCCACGCTGGTCTGGTCGTCACCTACCCAGATCACATGATACTCGTCGCGCCACTTACCCACGAGGGCCGTGGCTTTATAGTCGCCTTTCTTTTTGTAAGACGGGTCGGTGTATGCCACAAGAAATTTGTAATCCTTCAGCGGCCGCATTTTGCCGTAGTGGATTTCTTTAAAGACTTTCCCGATCTTGAGCGGGTTATTAAAGTATTCACCCTGCACGCTGGCCATGCTGATTTTGGAAAGTACGCGGTCAATGTGCGCCTCGCTGTTTTTGTTCGGCCAGGTGGATTTTCCGTCCTTATCGCGAATGTTCACGATCTCGTAGAAATCCGCTTTTTCCATCGCTTTCTTTATACAGCAGTAATCAGCGATAATGTTTCCGTTAAAAAGGACCAGCAAGGGATTGGAAATGGACCGCGTGGCGTACAACGCCTTTTCAAACCATTCCCATTTTTTGTCCACCATTTCGGGATTTCGGCAGTCCTCGTCAGTATCGAAGTCATCCACCAGAATAGCATCCGGCCGGATTTCTTCATTACGTGCACCCCTCGGAGCGTTCCCGGCTCCTACAGCCACGAACATGGCACCGGCGCGAATGGTGAACTGATCCGTTTTCCAATGGCCGTGGTTCTGCTGCCGCCCGTAATCGTTTATGATCCTTTGGTTTTTCTCAAAGGTGAGTTTAAACGGTTTAAGCAAACGCTCCGCACTGTCAGAAGTGGCGGAGGCAAGAATGATAAACCGCTTCCTCTTAGTTAAAGCCAGGTAGCAAAACTCCATCATAGCCCGCCCGGACTTGGCAAGCTCACGCGACCAGGGCCGCACTTCGTACCACTCATCATTTCCCAGAATCCTTTTGGTGGACTTGGTATGGAATGGCATCGGCTCCGAGGTGTAGTATTTATGGAAGTAGTATTTAAACCATTCCTCCGGATTGGCTTCCAGTTTACGTATCCGTTCGCGCTTGGCGTCTTTCGGTTCCAGCGGATCTACCGCGCCGGCCTGTTTGGTGGAGCTGTAATAATTATCCCAAAAATCCAGCGCGCGGCGGTCATCCGGCGTATGTCGTTTAATCAGCTCCATTATAATTTTGATTTAATGAAGAGATCAGAATAATCGGCGATCATCTGCGCATGCTCCAGGCTTTCCTTTCGCACGAAATCCAGGAACTGCACCTGTACACTGATCGCATCGGCAAGGCCCAGGCTTTCGGCTTCGAGATCTTTAATATCACGGATCAGCTTGCGGCGCACGTCGGCGGTTTTGGAGTCGGCAAATTGCAGCGCGGAATCTTTAATAAAGTCATTCAGCCGCTCCAGCTCATCCATCAGGTTGGCGTGCTGCTGCTGACGGGTCAGTACGATATTCTGTTTCAGCTTTCGCCACTGTCCGTCCTCTATCCATTTACCGATCGTTTTCTCACCCACGCCCACGCGCTCGGCCAGTTCCTTCTGAGTCGTGATGTTATCGCGGGTGTAGAGCAGTTTGGCGTGCTCCTTCAGCCGCTCCTGCCTTTCCCTGGTTAATCTTGCCATGCTTATTAGTTTGCACAAAGGTGCCGCGAACGCGCTAAAAAAGGAAACCAATGTTTTTAAAAACCCTGTAAACAAGGGTATTATACCCTTTAATTAAAGGTAATTAGAATCGTCGGTTTTTAAATAATTCGATAAAAACGAACCTTTGCCCTGCATAAAGACCGGAACCGCCGGCAACGCTAAAAAAGACCGCTTCACATGAGCAAAAAGACCTTTATCCTGAATGATGAGAATGTTAAGAACTCCTATGGGTTCCGTGTACTTACCGCCGGCATCGGCATGGAGCGGTTTAACGCAAATCCTGTTTGCCTTAACAACCACTCGAACCATACGAAAGATGTACTGGGCGCGTGGACTGATATTAAAGCGGACGGGGCACTCTTAACCGCTACACCGGACTTTGATACGGAAGATGAAGACGGCAAAGAGGTCGTGCGCAAGGTAGAAGCCGGCAAACTGAAAGCGTGCAGCATCGGAATTATGATCGAGCCGGAGCATGTGCTGGCACTGGAAAACGGCGATGTCGTAGTGACCAAGTGCGAACTGATGGAAGCCAGTATCGTGGCCGTGCCAAGCAATGCCAACGCCGTGGTGCTCTATAACCAGGAAGGCAACCCGCTCACCGAGCAGCAGACCAAACAGATCGTGCTGGCCGCCCAGACCGCAAAACCATTTATAAAACCTGATAACCCAGATAACATGAAAATTCTTTTATCGCACCTGCAGCTGGCCGAAGGCTCCACAGAAGCTGCCGTGCTGGAAGCCATTAAAGGTATTGAGGCAAAACTTACTGCTTCCGAAAACAAAAACGTGAAACTGCAGGCGGATTACGATGCACTGAAAAAGGCAGAGGCAGACCGCCAGACCGCAGAACTGAATGCGCTGCTGGACGGCGCCGTGAAAGATGGCCGCATTGATGCCGCCGCTAAAGCAACCTTTGCCGAGCTGTCTTACGACCAGGCAACCAAGCTGCTGGCTACTTTCAAACCGCGCGAGTCCGTAGAGGGGCAAATTGATAAGCCCGCTGCTGCCGCCGCAAAGTATGAAAAGCTAAGCTTTGAAGATTTGCGCAAGCAGAACAAACTTGCCGCACTGAAGGCAGAATTCCCGGACATCTACGAACAGAAGTTTGAGGAGCAATTCGGCCACAAACCGGGCGAAAAATAATAACTGATAACCATCAAAACCCAAATTAAACCATGAGTTTACAAGTAGAAATCTGGGACCGCGCGATCCAGGAAAAACTGCGAGACGATAATACTTTCCTGGAGGCCATCTCTGATGTGCAGGACAGCAATATTATTAACGGCTCTATCGTGCACATCCCGCAGGCAGGCGCGCCCTCCGCGGTGGTGAAAAACAGAACCACGCTGCCGGCCGAAGTGAAACAACGCCAGGACGGCGAAGTGTTGTACAAGATCGACGAGTACACCACCGATCCGGTGCACATTAAGCACAGTGAAACCGTAGAGCTTTCCTACGATAAGACCAGATCCGTACTGGATCAGGACATCGCCAACTTGTCCGATGAAGTAGCTGAAGGGATGCTGACCAACATGGTCGTAAGCCCGGTGGGTGATAATGCGGCCTTGCCGAAGTCGCACATCCTGATGACCTCCGGCGCCAACATCGCTGCGACCGCAGATGGAGCCACCGGCCAAAGAAAAGCCTTTGACCTGAGCGACCTGCAGAGAATGCGCGGTTTGCTGAAAAGGCAAAAGGCGTGGACCGAAGGGCAAATGTTCGGGCTGCTGACCGCTGAAATGGAAGCGCAGCTTTTCCCGGCTAACAGTATGCTGACGGCTACGTATATGGCCGCCGTAACTGAGGAGGAGCGCAGATCCGGCGTAATGTACAAAGTACAGGGCTTTAAGCTGTACAGCCGCGGGTCCGTGTACACACTGACGCCGGACAAAGATTTTAAAGCTTTCGGTGCCGTAGGGACTGCGACCGACTGCGAGGGCTCCATTTTCTGGAATAAAAATATGGTGGAAAAAGCAATCGGTACGACCGAAGCTTTTGAGCGCCTGAAAGACCCGCAGTGGTACGGAGACATTTACTCCTTCCTGGTGCGAATGGGTGGCCGCGCGAAGCGCAAAGGCTACGAAGGCGTAGGCGTGCTGATGCAGGCGCCTGCCGTGTAAGAACACTTTTTTCTTTTTCATATCAGCCGGTCCGGCGGGGCCGTAATTCCGCCGGACTTTTTTAAAACAAAACTAACCATGCAACTAACGCCCAACTTCAATACAAAAGAGTTTGCCTGCAAAGATGGCTCACCCGTACCGGATGAACTGCTGTCCAACGTGAGCAAACTTGCAAAAAACTTACAGATCCTGCGCGATCACCTGGGTAAACCGATTGTAATCAACAGCGGTTACCGTACGCCTGCGTACAATGCCCGAATTGGCGGTGCCCCTGCCTCGCAGCATAAGCTGGCAAAGGCGGCCGATATCCGGGTGCCGGGCATGACCAGCGTACAAGTGCAGAAGGAAATCCTGAAACTCATTGCCGCGGGAAAAATGCACAATGGCGGCGTAGGCCTTTACAACACTTTTGTACACTATGATGTGCGGCCCGGTGCTGCCAGATGGGATTTAAGAACCAAATAAAAAAATGACACCCGAACTGCCGCAACCCTTCGGACAGGAAGACATCCGACAGGACCCGAAAGCGGTGGTGATAGCATTGCTGATTGGCCTGCTGCTGCTGTTTGGCAGTGTGATCGGGGTGCTCTACTACCGGAAAGAGGAGCAAGACAACAAATGCACGGAGAAAACAGACAGGCTCTATGAGGCCATGATCCGCGTACGAAATGAACGCATCACCTTCTACGAGCAAATGATTTTCTACAAGCAGGAAAACGAAATATTAAAACGGCGCGACAGCCTCACGAAAGGCAAAACGCTGCCGTATGTGGAAAAAATATTGGAATGAAAACAAAACTTTTAATCACCGCGACCATTTGCATCACCGTGATGCTGGTACTGAGTATCCTTCTCAACTTCCGCCAGAACTGGCAGCTGGACCAAAAGGATATCCACTTCAGTAAACTGCTGGAACAGGGCGGCCAGAACACCGTAACGGACCATTACACGAAAGATAGTATCACCCATACGATCTACCAGGAAAAAATGATTACCAACGGGATCGCCGAAAAAGAGGCAGCGCTCGGCAAATCCTATGCAGACAGCCTGCAGCGGGCTTTAAAGGTGAGCCTGGCAAAAGTGGACCAGGCAACCAAAATACAGGCACAGCTGGAGGCAAGGCTTGCACTCAAGGAGCAACCCGCCACAGAAACCGGCCGCAAAGTCCTGAGCCACCGCGATAAAAACCTGCAACTGGATTATTACCCGGATACGGACAGCGTGAAGCTCGCAATGGATATCAGCCTAAACGAAGCCAGGTACAGCAAAAGAAAATACCTGCTCGGGCCGCGACAGCACTACATCGACATCTCCGCCAATGATCCGCGGGTTACGATTAAAGGGCTGAAATCATTCACCGTACAGGAAAAACCACAAAAGAGGCTCGGCATCGGTGTAAGCGCCGGATATGGAATCACACATCATAACAACGCTATTTACACGGCACCTTACATCGGTGTAGGCCTTAATTACAACTTAATCGAATTTTAAAATTACAGACATGTCAAAAATTAAAAATCCGTTTGCCCTCGCAGCCATTGCACTGTTTGCGGCGCACAAAGAATTAAACCAGGTTTATATCACTTCCGACGGGCAGGGCTTCACGAATGGCCACAAAGCCGACGATCACGCGAAGTACCTCGACAACAAAGAGGTGCAGAAATTCAAACGCGACTTCGAAGATGATTACTCTGAAGGCGACGGCGACAGCCAGATCGAAAAGGTCGTTAACCTGGAAGATGAAGAGCTTCGCGCGCAGCTGCTCGCAGATTACGAAAACCTGTACGGTGAAAAAGCCCCGGATCACCTGGACACTGCTGCACTTACTGCCGAAATTGCCAAGAAACGCGACGAAGCCAAAGGCGGCGCGGAAAACACCGAAAATAAAGGTAAAAACCCGGATGCCGACACCGAAAAGCAAAGCGACCGCGAAAAGCTGGCCGCTGAGTACAAAGAGCTGTTTGGCAAGGAACCAGCGCACAATGCGAAAACGGAAACCATTGCCGAAAAGATCGCCGAAAAGAAGGCTGCAAAGTAATTTAATAACCATTTAAACTTAAATAAAATGCCAGAAGTAAAAACATACGGCCTTAAAAGCATCAAGTTTGGAGAGGCAGCGGAAGACGGCACGATGCCAACACCACTGACTGCATTGTTTCGCACCTACCGTGACTCGGTTTCCTTCGTGGAGGATGATGCCGACGTGCAGGATGAATACAGCGACCAGGACGACGCGCCCGTAATCTCCATCGGTACGAAGGGCAAGAAGACCATCAAAGTTTCCACTTTCGATTATAGCCCCGAGGTATTGACTGCAATGAAGGGCGGCACCACGCTGAATGGTCAATGGGTGGAACCGGTAGGATTTCAAACCATTCATAAAGCAGTAGAAATTACGACGGACACTGACCTTCCGTTCCAGTGCTCCAAAGTGCAGATCTTCACAAAGTTCAACGCGGAATTTAAGAAGAAAGGCCTTGCGCTGCTGGAGATTACAATGGTGCCGCAGGTACCTATCAAAATCGGTAAGAAAACAGGACCATAACCATGAACGCGGAAAAGAAAACCGCCAACATACTAATGCAAAGAGGCGTAGCGGTTCCGGTCGCCGCGCCTCTTTTTTTTAGGCTGTTTGGAAAGAAGAAAATAGAATTGGTGGTTCGGGCACCCGACGTGCGGACGTCATTAAAAGTAGCGTATCGATATCTCCAGCTCGGCATCGAAAATACCGGAGAAATGAGTTTGCCCGAAGCTTTTATGTTACTTAAAGCACATGGAAAGTCTATCACTCAGATTATTGCACTATGCATCTCACCAACTTGGTTTAGGCCCCTTAGCTGGTTGCTGATGCGCCGCCTAACCCATCAGGAGCAAAGTTACCTCTTTCAACTCATCATCCTTTACGGAGGAATAGAGGATTTTATAAACACTATCAGATCGATCGAGGCAACGAGGATCACGAAGCCGATGAATCTGAGTCCAAACGAGCCGACGAGTTAACAAGCGAAAGCTTCCATAGCGTCGCCGGATTTATTTGCCACGTGGCTGATAAGACCGGATGGAGCAAAAAGGAAATCCTAAACAGCAGTTTACCCGAGCTGCTGATGTATCTGGCCGATGCGCCGAAAATGACCCGCAAAAAGAAAACAACAAAATTTGAGTCCGACGACGAACTCGCCGCCTGGCTCGGAGCTGAATAAAAGAATTATGAGCGACCTGGATCCGATAGAATTGGAAATAATCATGAACTCCACAGTAGTGGCCGCGCAGTCCGAAATGGTACGCGGTGCGCTGCGTGGCGTGGACAGCGCGGCGGAAAATACCCGCCGCCAGTTTAATGCAATAACTCAGGAACAACTGAAAAGCCGCGCCGCAACCGACGATCTCGCGTCTGCTTTTAATCGTCTTACGCCTGCCGTCGCTGCTTATTTTTCCTACAATACTGCAAAGAGCTTTGTTACCGAACTCATCAATGTGCGCGGTGAATTCCAGAAAACGGAGATTGCCCTGAAGACCATGCTCGGCAGCGAGGAAAAGGCAAACGAGCTTATGAAAGATGCTATCGACTTGGCAGCTAAAACGCCGTTCGAAATGAAAGACGTGAGCAACGGTATCAAACAGTTGCTCGCCTTCCAGGTTCCGGCAGAGGAAGTGATCGACACGCTTACCAGGATGGGCAACGTGGCCTCCGGACTGGGCGTGCCGATTGACCGCCTGCAGCTGGTATTCGGTCAGGTCCGCGCAAAGGGTAAGCTCATGGGAGATGACCTCCGCCAGTTCACAGAGGCGGGCGTGCCTATGGTGGCGGAACTGGCTAAGAAATTCGGCGAATCTGAGTCGGCTATCTACAATATGGTTTCCGCCGGCAAAATCGGCTTTAATGATGTGAAGGATGTCCTGTGGCAAATGACCAATGAGGGCGGTATGTTCTTTAACCTGATGGAAGAGCAGTCCAAGTCTGTGGCCGGTCAGGCGTCCAATCTGGAAGATGCCGTTACGCAGATGTTCAATGAGATGGGCAAAAGCTCGCAGAACTCCCTGAGCTCTGGTATTGAGGGCGTGGCCTATTTGGTGGAAAATTACAAAACCGTACTGGATGTACTGGGAGGTGTGATTGCCATGTACGGAAGCTATAAAGCGGCGATTATGTTGGTCTCCGCTGTGGAATCCGCACGTGCCAAAACATTGGCTACGGAAATTGCCAGCTTAGGTATTGCCGAAAAAATGCAGCTGGGCCGCGCCCTGGTCACCGAAAGACAGGCAAAGGCCGCACTGGATGCCACCCGCGCGGAACTGGTGCAGGCGCAGTCCGTGTATGCCTCCAGCCAGGCAGAAGTAGCGTCTCTGCAAATCAAAAAAGAAAAATTGGTCCTGCTTGCCACTGAGAACAGGCAGCTGTTAAAAAATGCACAAACACAACTCAGTGTGGCACAGGCGGAACTGCAAAGCCTTGGCGCAGGGGCGACCGCAAGGCAGATAAAAGCGGCACAAAAGACCGTGGAAACACAGCAAAATAATGTACTGGCAGCACAGGAAGAAGCTACCATTGCCCGGACCAATGCGCTTACTGCTGCACGCGCGGCCAACACCGCACAAACAAACGTAGGGAACGCCGCCAAAGCGGTCAGCGTAGCCAGAACCAACGCGGAGGCTGCGGCCGATGCCTTAGCTGTAGCCTCTAAAAATGCCAGTGCGGTGGCTACGTCACGCCTCACTGTTATGCAACAATTGCAGGTGCACTGGTCCCAATTAGTCACCCGTGCTCAGGCATTGCTTAATGCTACCATGCTCAGTAATCCAATTGTGGCAGTTATTGCCGCCGTGGGCGGACTCATTTATGCGTATGTAAGTTTGCGCGATAGTACCACGCAGGCAGAAAAGGTAGAACAGCGGCTAAAGGAGCAGCGCGAAGAGCATATAAAGGTACTGGATGATTTAAAGCAAAAAACCTCGGACTACATCAATGTAATTCAAAGTAACACCAATACGGAACTACAACAATACCAGGCATATCAAAAGTTGCAAAATCTGTATCCTAGCATATTAAAGGCGATTGACCTGGAAACCTTCAAAAAAATGGAGTTAGTTAAAGTTAATCAGCTATTAGCGCAGGCACAAGATCAGAAGGGAAAAGATTTGCTTTCTGAACAAATAGAGAAAGCCAGACGCGAGGCGGAAAGGCTTAAACAGGAAATCGAAATATTGATGGATAGCCTCGGAAAAGGTACCGGATCAAATGCAGGGATTGTGGCGGAATTAGATCGCCGCCAAAAGGCTCTCGAACGCGAGAATGATATTATTGAGAAAAATACTGCTGCGCTTGCTAAAAGAAATCTTGATGAGAAAATAGCCAATATGACACTGGACGAGCGAAAGGCTTATTACCAGAAAATAGCAGAAGAGCTACAGGCATCTTTAAACTTAAAAAATCAAAACAACGGTAAACTGCAAGAAGGTAATGCTCTTGCCGCCAAAACCCGCGATTTGTTCGCTAGTTGGAGTGTAGATAGCGTGCAGCGTGCTCTGGGCGGTATTCAATCCAGACTTTTAGGAATTAATTCAGCACTTGGTGACGCCAGCAAACCAAAAGCGGACAAAACCAAGGCGGATTGGGAGGCTCAAAGAAAAGCCGCTCAGGAAGCTATCGACGGCATGGCCGGCGGCCGAAATAATGCGGGCGCACGCGAACACCTGAAACTGATCGCTGAGGCGGACAATGCCCTGAAAGCGTACGATTACACTAATCGCGAAACTATTAAAACCGAAAACAAAGCCGCGTCTGAGGCAAAGAAAGCGGCGGCCGAAAGGGAGCGGCTTGCCAAGCAATTGCAGGCAAAACAAAAAGACGCCCTCCGCGATATCGCCGAGGCGGAGCGCAGCCTGGAAAAAGAGCGGATGGGCCGCGAAATGCGCGAGATCGCCAACATTGAAGATAAATACAAAAAGCTTCGGGAACAGGCGAAAGAAGCAAAGCTCAGCGTGGCTGAAATCGCCCGCATCAATGGCATGCAGAAAACCGAAACCGAAGACCAGCAATACCGCCAGCAAACTGCCGAGTACCTGAAGCACCTGGAGGAGGAAAAAGAACTCTTTGCAGCCTACGAAGCATTAAAGGAAAAAGTGGGCACAGAGGCTGCCCGCGAACGTTACGGCGCACAATTAAAGGAATTCCAGACCTACGGCGAAAGGCTGCAGGGCGAGATTGCCGCACTGGAAAATGCCGGAGCCACTGAAGGCCCGCAGCTGGAAAGACTGCAGGCCTTCAAAGACATGCTGGCGGAGTTTAATAGAAACAAGCTTAAAGAAGAAACTGAGGCCTATTCCAACGCATATATTGCCGCCATGACGCACCAGGAAAAGCTGGCGCAAATTGAGCGCGACTATCAGCTGCAACGCCTGGAACTGGAGAAAATTACCGATGAGCAACTGCGCGCGGCCAAGATCGCCGAACTGGACCTGCAGAAAAACGCGGCAATTGACACGGCCAATGCGGAGGCTTTTGCCAAGACCGAAATATTTACCCGCCTCAGCGAAAACCTGATCGGCATTACCCGCCGCGATTTAAAACTAAGAATCCAGGCTTTAAAGGAATATCTGCAAATCTCTACCGGCTTAACCGATGAGCAAAAGGCAAAAATGCAGAAGGAGCTGCAGCGCGCAGAGAAAATGCTCGGCGCCACGCAGCAGCAGACCAAAATAAACCAGTTGCTGCAGCGCCGTCAAACCATTCTGGAGGCAATGCAGGGTTATGGGCAAAAGTCCACTGATGATGCCGAAAAACTCAAAAACGAATGGATTGAGATTAACCGCCTGATTAAAGAAGCGGCCGCCGATCACCTGCGCCAGTTCGCGCAATACGCACAGGACGCCTCCGGAATTTTCGGACAGATGGCCGGTGCCGTTGGTGACAGCAACGAAGGGCTGAGTGATACCCTTTCCACGATTGGCGAAATTGCGGGTATTGCCGGTAATGCCGCCAGCGCCTTTGCCTCTTTTGCAACCGGTGATATTGTGGGCGGAATTAAGTCCGCAATTTCTGCCATCTCCGGCATTTTCTCAATCGGTAAAAAATCCCGCGAATCCGAGCGCAAGGCTAATGAGGAAATGCGGAAGTATTATGAAGAAATGGCGGAAAAGGAACGCGCATACCAGCGAATGCTGCGTGAGCGTGAGCGCCAGATCGTTCGTAATAATAAGTTAACGCTGGATGGCCTGCGCGACTCCTTTAAACTGATGGGCCAGCAGCAGGGCCAAATCCAAAGCCAGTACGAACGCCTGCTGCAGCAAATCCAGGGAAGCGGACAACAGGTGACCGGGCAGCATACGGAAAAGTACGGCGGTTTCTTAGGTATCGGCAGGAAAACCCGCGTGGTGCAGGATCTCGCCGGCGTGGGCGGCATGGGCTTCGAACAACTGGAGGCGCTCTACGAACAGGGCAAACTGACCGAAGGCACGGCCAAACTATTTGAGCAGCTGCGTAAGCTTAAAGAAGAAGGCGCAAATGTGGCGCAAACGCTGGAGGACCTGGCACGCGAAGCGCGCGAGCTTTGGACCGGAACCACGGCCGACAGCATTACCGATGCCATTGTGGACGGTTTCCGAAATGGCTACCGCACGGCTGAGGATTTCGCCGACAACTTCGAGGACATGATGAAGAATGCCATGCTGAACAGCTTTAAATATAAAGTTGTTGAAAAGCAGATCGAGGCATTTTACAACAACTTCGCTGCGGCCGCGGATGAGGGCGGACTGAATGAAGAAAAGATCGCACAGCTGCGCGAACAGTACGCGGCCATGATTGCCGCGATGGGTGAAGAATTCAACAACCTGGCGAGTATCACGGGCTTAGGCTTCGAGGAGTTTAGTGCAAACAGTCTGCAGGGTGCCTACAAAGCAGCCAGCCAGGAAAGTATTGACCTGCTGGCCGGACAAACCGGCGGCATGCGCCTGGCGCAGCTGGAGACGAACCAAATTCTCCGAAATGGGTATGCGCAGCAGCTGGAGCACGCGAGCCACAGCATCAGATTGCAAATCCAGATTGAAGAAAATACCCGCCGCACGGCTAATAATACTGAAGAACTGTACACGATCAGTGATACTTTAAAGGATGTTAAAACATCATTGAAAGACGGTAAAAACGCGCTGAACAGCGTAGGAATAAAATAATATGGCACTTACTACAGCTACTTACAAAGATACCCTGAACGGGGTGAACCTGCTGACCGGGTTCGGGATGATTATCCAGACGGGGGCCGCCGCGCTGCTGGAATTCCCGGAGCGTAAAGAGGGTATTAAATACGACTGGCCAGAGGAAAACGGCACGCAGTACGACCTCGGCGCGCCGCGCTTTAAGGATAAAGAAATTACGCTGCGCTGCGCGATCCTGAAAGATACGCACACGCAATTCTGGACGGCGTACAACGCGCTTTTCGTTCAGCTTAGCAAGCCAGGCACACAGGCGCTTTACATCGACGATCACGGAAAGACTTATAATGTTTTTTATAAAAAATCCGGTGGCTTCAATATCCGCCTCAAGCGGCTTAAAAATGTTTCTAAGGTGTTTGTAAAATTTGACCTAACACTTCAGGTAGTATCATGAATTACACAATAAAGAGAGGGGCACTGAATGTGCTGACGGTGCGGCCGGAGGGTAAGATCAGCCGCAAGATCATGGCGGAGGAGATTGTGGATATGTCCTTTAAACTGCCGCAATTCACCAAGCTGCAAATCGGCGACCGCGTGGAGGTCTTCGGTAATACCTATTTCATGGCCACCGAGCCCCAGGTGCAGAAGGTCAGTGCCCGCGAGTTTGTGTACACAGTGCAGTTTACCGGCATCAAGTACAAACTGGCTGAGGTACAGCTGCTGTTTCCGGATGGTGAAAACGAACTCACCGTGCCGGATTTTAGCATTATGGGCACGGCCGAAACGGTGCTGGACCTGATTATCCAAAACGCGAACCGGCTGCAAACCGGCTGGACAAAAGGCGTGGTGGACCAAACCGAAACGAAGCTGATGACCTTCGGCGGGCATAACTGCCTCACGGCGGTGGCGAAAGTCGCGGAAGAGTTCGGACTGGAATTCTGGATTGACGGCGATAAGAGCATCCACTTTACCGAACGTAAGGGGGTAAGCGGTTATACGCTGGAATATGGACGTGCCAAAGGTTTGCGTGGCCTGAACCGCTCGCCGCTTTCCGGTGCAAACCTGATTACCCGGCTGTATGCGACCGGAAGCGACCGGAACCTGCCAAAAAATTACCGCAACGGCCAAACCCGCCTCCGTATGGATGTACCGTTTCTGGAGAAAAACGTACTGGAGTACGGTATCATCGAACATACCGAAAAATTTGAGGACGTGTACCCGAAGCGCATCGGAACGGTGACCGCGGTAGATGCGGCCAATCCTTTAATTTTCACCGATGCCACATTAGATTTTGATTTAAACGAGGCCGACAGCAACGGCACTAAAATACTAATCCCGAAGGTGCCGGCAAAGGTGATCTTCCAGACGGGTCAACTGGCCGGGTACAGACTGGAAGTCCGCGAGCACGGGTACAACACCGCGACCAAGACTTTTATTTTAAACAAAAACGAAGACGAGCGCGCGCTGGAAATCCCCAATGAGCTGATGCGGCCGGCTGTGGGTGACACTTATATCTTAGAGGACATTTACATGCCTGCCGCTTACGTGACTGCCGCGGAGGCTGAGTTGAAGGTAAAGGCACAGGAATACTTGGACGCGAACAGCCTGCAACGGTTCACGTATGCCGCGGTGGCAGATCCGATCTACTTCCGGGCGATGAATATTAATATGCAGCTCGGCAATACTGTGAATTTGCAGGATCCTGATTTTTTGACAAATGATGATATCCGCGTAGTTACCATTGTGCAGGACCTGAATGATCCGCACGATGTGCAGTTTGAGCTGGCCGATGTGGCCACGCTCACCGCGATCACCCGCGAATATTTCGAGCAGGAAAATAACCAGACGATTATTCAGCAGGGAATTAAATATAATGCTGAGCAGGCGCGGCGCTCCTACCAGTTTGCACGTGAGTTCCACGACCATGTTTTTGACGGTGAGGGATATTTCGACATGGAAAACATTAAACCGCTTTCCATTGAAACTAAAATGCTTTCGCTGGGTTCACGCCTCCAGCAGTTCGGCTTGCCCGGTATTGATTTTAAGTTAACTAACAATACGACGCTCACCTACACGGCCGGCAAGATCGTACACCAGACCATTAACCCGGACGGCCTGCGCGAATGGATTATCCCGGCCAATACGGTGAGCGGAATTTCCACCGCTTTCAATAATATCTACGTGAAGTGTCAGCGCGTGGGCAATAACGCCAGTATTATCGTCACCACGCAGCAGATTAAGGTTGAGCAGGATCCTGATTTCTTTCACTTTGAAGTTGGGTACTTATCCAGCATCATCGACGGGATAAGGAAGATCAAAACAACCTACGGATTTGCGCAACTGAACCCGGCGGAACTGTCGATCGGGCGGATCAGCTCGCCCAGTGGCGGCAACTTTATCGACCTGAAGCCGGACGGGATTGATATAAATGGTAGGGTGACCTTTGCTGCGGGATCGCCAGCGCAAACGTATGTGGATGGGCTGGTTTCAAATGTGACCCAATTAGCGAATAGCGCGAATACAGCTGCCAACAATGCTCAAAGTTCCGCTAATGCTGCTAACGCTGCGGTAGGGAATTTAAACACCTATATCGACGGTGCGTTTGCAGATGGACTGATTTCCGAAACTGAAGCGATTGCCATAGAAAAGTATATCAATACGATTAATGCGGAAAAGTCCGCGTTTGATAAGCAATTCACGACGCTGTACGCAAACGGCTTTTTAGCCGGTACACCCAAAACGAATCTAAACAGCGCGAAAACCGCCTACAATACGGCAACTACTAATCTGATTAATTCGATTAATTCGGCGATTGCGGATAAGAAGGTGACTCCGGCTGAGAAAACGGATGTAAATAATAAGTTCACGGCGTACAACACGGCCGCCGGCACGCTGCAACAAAGAATTGAGGAGGCTAATTCGGCAATCCAAACGGCAATTAACACCAACGCCACTAATGCGCAAACAGCCGCAAACAATGCCCAGGCTACTGCAAATAACGCTATCGGGCAGATAACGGATATTGGAAGCGATAACAAGCTGAGTCCATCCGAAAAGCAGCAGACGCTTATGGAGTGGAACAGAATCCAAGCGGAGTATGCACAGTATTCCGGCATTGCGTCCACCCTGCAAGTGCCTGCAACCACATACACGACCGCGTATAATACGCTAAACAACTATATCACGCCGCTACTGGCAAACCTGAGTGTTACTTCTGACATTATCGGCAATACCTTCCGGGCAAACTTTACAGCGTATTACACGCAGTTTGTGCAGATTGTAACGGCAATTGAGAATAAGAAGATTGAGAATGTGCAGGTCGGGGGCAGGAATTTAATTCTGGGAAGCAAAAGGTATTTAGACAGCAACTCATACTGGCTTGGTGATTTTAATTTGACGAAAAATGTTGAAGTTGGAAAGCAATATACAGTTACCGTCTGGACACGCGCTGTTAATCAGAACGCACAGGCGACGTTTAGAATTGGTGATGCAGGAGGCGACATTATCACACTATCAAAAATTGGCTCAAAAAAATTTACAGCCATATTTACAGCACCTCGTGCCGCGAACAAGATAATCCTATTTAGGGAGCCCAACGACGGCTCATATTATCAGTTTGAGTTTATAAAGTTGGAAGAGGGCAACAAAGCTACCGACTGGACGCCAGCACCGGAAGACTTGGACGCGGCAATCGGCACGGTAGCCACACAGTCCGCAAACGCCCTCGCACAGGCGCAAAACGCGCAGAATACAGTAGCGGCATTGCAGCAGGTTACCAGCTTTATGCAAACAACCGTAGAAGGCAATGTCATAGCAACCGGAACGCTGGCCGTGGGCGATGTGAACGGAGGGAACGCGGGGATTACAGGGGCGACGGATCGGGGTACAAAATCAGTAAGGTTTTGGGCGGGTTCAGATTACGCCGGCAAAAACATGGCTGGATGGCTGGTTCGGCATGACGGTGTAACGGAACGCTGGTTTAATGGCGTACTCATCGAGCAGGCTGGCGTAATAAACGGGCAATGGCAAAATTTAAAGTTCAACTTAGACGGTGTGTTGGCTAAAAAGGAGGCAATTATCAACGGAAAGATTGTCGAGGAGTGGTATAATAACGGGAATTTGGCTTACCAAATCGGGCAGAATGGGATTTACTATGTCATGGAAATCGCGGAGAGCTACACTTTAAGAAGATTGGTGAACTTAGCCTCTAACGCATCAACTTCAGATGGATCAATCTTCCACAATACCTTGCGAGGGAGAATGTGGCAAAAATCCGGGAATCCGCAGCAATTTGAACTGAGGGGCAATAAGGATTCTTACCTATACAGTGCCGGACAAAACGTGTATTCCGAAGGAAACAAGCAATACGAAGGTTACAAAAACAGTAAAACAAAAACAGACAATATTGCTGATGGCTGGTATGCCTTTGAGCAGCTCGGATGGATGCTTGAAGATGGCACTAATCCGACTAAAAAAATAGCTAATTTAATTAGGACCTCAGGCGGTAAGGTTGCTCAGCAAATAAATACTCTGATAGAAACAGATGGCTATGTATTTCAACAATTTTAAATAAATAAAAATGCAAAATCTAACAATTACAAACAGACAGACAACCGTTAATGCTACACAGGAAATTAACGGCAACACAGCAAATTTTAGCTGGACGAAAAACGAAGGCGAGGACATCAGCGCGATTAATTTCTACGTGCAGCGCGGCGTTGTTGGCGGCGAGGGTTTCACAGGCAACAACGTGATCTCTGGTCAGTATTACCCACAAAGCGCAAAATTCGACGTACAAAATAACAATCTGCAGGCAGGTGATTTGGAAATGTACGCGGATATTCTGGTAATTTGCGAGGGTATTGCGACTGAAAATGTAGCGAAACCGAAAAGGTAATTCTACAGGGAGGATAAAAACGTCCTCCGCTTTTCAAAAGCCGGATTTAAACAACAATTAAACACCATTGCAATAGCATTGCAATAAAACAGAAAAAGACCGCCTGAGAGTGGTCTTTTTTTTGGACATTTCGTTTTGAATGTTGGGACATTTGGTTTTGCCGATTATACTTGGTAAAACGCGTAATAAAGTCAGAGATTGAATATACATCTAAGGAAACATTTTACAATAAGGGAGACTGCCGCTACTGATTATCATTTAAAATCTAAAATTTTTAATTTAAAATATCTTCTTTCCAAAGGATTTGCAGCCTACCTAGGTAGATATTGTACCAGAAACGAGGCATACGCTGCGATAGGGATTGCAGTGGAAATCCCGGACCGGCCGACGGCAGGAGGACGGGAGGAATTGCAACGAAAAGCCCGGTCTCGTCGCAGGTTGTAAAACCTGTGACGAGAATCGCCCGGAAAATTGGCTTTCTTAGTGCAATTAATTGCCGTATTTTTGGGCATATGAAAAGAAAAGTACTGCTGATTTATACAGGCGGCACCATTGGGATGGAAAAGGATTACGAAACGGGAAGCCTGCATCCGTTTGATTTTCACCATATTTTCGACCGGCTGCCGGAAATGCAGTTGCTGGAGTGCGCGGTTTCGGTGTATCCGTTCCGGAAACCACTCGATTCCTCGGATATGGGCCCGCATGAATGGCGCCTGATCGCACGGTATATCGCCAAAAAATATGATGCCTACGACGGTTTCCTGATTCTGCACGGCACGGACACCATGTCCTACACCGCATCGGCACTTAGTTTTATGCTGCAGCACCTGCGCAAGCCCGTGATTCTGACGGGCTCGCAACTGCCCATCGGTGACCTGCGGACTGATGCGCGCGAAAATCTGCTGACCAGCCTGTACTACGCGAGCCTGTATGAGAATGACGAGGCGGTAATTCAGGAAGTGGCGGTTTATTTTGAATACAAACTGCTGCGCGGCAACCGTACGCTGAAATATTCGGCCGAGTATTTTGATGCGTATATGTCGCCTAATTATCCGGTGCTGGGACAGTCGGGTGTGCATCTGAATATTGAGAAAGATTTTCTATGGAGGCCGCCGGCTAACTCAAAGTTTCGACTGGATACGCATTTGTCCCAAGATGTTTTATTCTGGCGCATTTTTCCGGGGATGCACCTGAATCATTTTGCAGAACTGCCACGGGTGAAAGTGCTGGTGCTGCATGTATTTGGGTCCGGTACGATTTTCAATACCGCAGAGACAGGAAAAGTGTTGCGCTCGCTGCGCGAGAACGGGACCGAAATTGTGGTGATATCGCAGTGTATTTCGGGCGGCATTAGTTTCGGGAAATACAGCAATTCCAATATCTTCCGCGAAATCGGCGCGATCAGTGGCGGCGACCTGACGGCGGAAAGTGCACTGACCAAAGCGATGCACCTGCTGGACAATCCCGATTATGCAGGAAGCTTCGCCGAGAACTTCAGCCGCAGCCTGTGCGGGGAAATTTCGGAGTAA